TGATTATCAATATAAAGTTTTTTTTTTAAATCAATTTGATCCCATACTCTAGTATAACTATTGGGTACCCATCTTACTTTTTTATTTTTAGTAATATGTTGAAGCCATTTAGGATATTTTATAAATGGACAATAAGTAGAATAGGGAACTATCCATTCTGTGCTAGGATTTTCAAACCACAAAAACATTTTAAGAAAAAATAAATTTAAGCTAGGAGCTTTAGTTTTTTCCTTGTTATATTTTGGTTTAAATTTATTAATCCAACGCAACTCATAATATCTTCTAAAATATTTATTATTAAGAAAACTTAATTTCTTACTACTAATACATTTTACATTATTTTTGTCAAATTTTTTATCTGTATGGTAATAAATTCTTTTACCATTCTCTTTTTCTGTTTCACCGATATAAACAATTTTATTTTTATTAAAAAGAAAATAAATTAAAGGTTCTTTTTCAATGTTGATTTTTTCAACCATAATCTATTTATTAAATGAGGGGATCGCATTACAGGAAATCCCCTCATCCTTCAAAACCACATCTTACTACAAAAAAAAAGTGTGGTTAATACACTAAACGCTAAACACTTAAATTTAACTCTGTATTTAACTTAGGAGCTACTTCAGCTACTTCAGAGCTTTTACCAGGTGATTTAGCTTGACCTAGTAATTCTGTTGCATCACTTGTAAAGTATTCAAGTGGCTTACCAAAAAAGTTGCTAATCTGTATCAAGATAATTGTTGATACTCCATTTTTACCTTTTTCGTATTTCTGTATTTGTTGAAATGTTTTTGGTGGATTTAAAGCATTGGCTAATTTGGTTTGGGTACAAGAATAATTTGATCTTGCTTCTTTTATTTTTTTACCAATTGCTTTATTTAAGATGGTTTCAGTTTCTGTTTTGTGCCTACCTATATATTTTCTTTTTGACATTTTCTTTCTCTCCTTTTAATTTAGTGCAAGGGATCCTTATAAGTCTATTGCAACTTCTAGTATTCATGCGAAAAACCTAACTAAGAACTAATTCTACATTCTCTTTTTTCTTCTTCTTCCAAAATTTTACCACCAAGTTTAGCAAGGATAGTTTGGGCATTAAAATAATTATTCTTATGTTTATTTTTTTTTCTCACCCAATCCTTTTCCCTGTCTCTCAGTTCCTTTATAACTTTTGGATCGGACATCTTGCTCCTTTGGTTTATTATTGGTCTTGATTTTTGACATATCAAATTTCAAATCCAAGACCTTTACTGTAGCCTTATCAAAGTCAGGCTTATTTGATTGTGCAGCTAATTGTGCATTATCAAATTCTTCATCTATTCTTATGTTTGCTTCAAAAAAACTTTCCTTCATAACCTTATCCATGCACAGAGTATTCCCTGTTTATTTTTAAACCTTTCACTTGCTTTAATTGAGTAGGATTCATTCTAATTTTTCTATGCGATGAGCCACCCTTATTAATTAAACCCATCCTGTAGAGTTCAGAACAAATCTTACCAGCTCTGGCTCTACTGAACGAAAAATTTTCGCCAATCTCATGAAAAGTCGGACTATAATCATGCTCATTTATAAATCTCTTGATAAAGTCTAAAACTTTAAACTTCACAGAAGAAAAATATATTGTGCCATTTGTTTTCATTTGTTTTTTTCCTTCATATACTTCGTTAATTTTTCCTGATACCAGTTGGATTTACATGTGTCTGTTAAAGACGCATCAGTAGTTCCTCCATGCTTTTCACCAAAACGCATTTGATATTTAAGACTAGATCCTCTTAGATACCCAACAGCTTCCTTATAAGAAAGCTGTGAGAGTATTGCATCAATCGTTTCAATATCCTTTTTGTAATAAGGAGGATTAATCTTTTCTTCTGACATTATTGATTTTCTTTTTTGTATGGCTCTTGTATTTTGCCATTCATATCAGGATCACCTTCTTTTCTATCTTTGGGATCGGTCATATTAATCCATAAAGAAACATCCTTTTGTTTACCATCCACAGTCATCCGACCTGTATAATTTGGATATTTTTTTCCAGCGACATCTGTTTCTCTAGGTTTTCGCTTCCAAAAAGCGATTGTATTATTATAGTCTGCCATTATTTTCTCCTATTTGTTATTATGTTTTTTTTTAGTGTGTTTTCTGCCTCATCAATCTTAGCTTGTTGCATAAGATCGGTTGAGATTTGTTGAAGTTCTTTTGCATAGTTCTCTCTAAGCGGTTGCATACCTTTTTCAAAAGCATTTTGAGAGATTGAATGTTGAGCTTGTTTGGTCATCTTTTCTATCCATTCTTTTACAAATTCATCTGCGTTAAATTTTTCTTCCGGTTTAATTGGAACAACATTAGGTTTTGGTGGTTTTAAAAACTGCTCCATTTCTTCGGCAGTTGCAATTTCATCACCAAAGAATCCAGCAAAGGAAAGTCCTCTGCCTATACTTACAGTTTGTTGTTTTTCAAATTCTTTATCCTTTTTAATATTTTGTTTAGATTCACCAACTGAAATAAGTTTATTATCAAGATATATATTGGCTTTAAATCTAAACATACCATCTAAACATTCATAGCTTTTACTTTGAATAGATATTCTTTCTCCAAAATGATCTCTTACAAATTTTAATCTATAAGGAACTGTTAAATATTTTCCTTTAGCACCAAGATTTGCATAATCGCTTTTCTCTATTTGGTTTCTAAACTCTGTTATTGCTTTTGATAAAGCTGCTTCTTTCATAGTCCTACCTCTCTTATTTTTTGTAATGGGTTTTTTATTTGTTCTTCTAGTTCTTCAATCTTTTTATCCTTTTCCTGTATCTCAGTTCTAAGTTTGCCATTCTTATTTTGATGAGCTTCATTAATTTCTTCAAGATCCTTAATTCTTTGTCTTAAAGGTTTTATAATTCCAGCATCACTCATAATGTTTAAAATACCTTTCAATATATTCTCTTGGCACACCATCCCACCAAAAAGATTTTTTTCTAATATCTGAATAATCTGGAGGACATAACCAGGCTAATTTATTTAAATCACCATCTGCTGCTTCTAACTTTTTTTGCCAAGAAATTTCATAAACCATTAATTGTTTAAGAGCTTGGTCTAAATTTTTTTGTTTTAATTCTGGAGTATTATCTTCTGTAAATATTTTTCTATCTTTGTGACTTGCATAGCTTATGAATGGTTTTAAACCTACTGCTTTTTTATAAAGTGCTATTTGCATTAGATCAGATGTAAAAATATGATCCTCAATTTTAGTAGAAGAATAAACCCAGTCTCCAATTCTATTTTCATTAGGTTTTTCTATTTTTTTTTTAGTATTTTTTTTAGGATCTTTTTTAACAAGAGGTTTAAAGGAAGCACTCCCAAATTTATTTTTAAGATCACCAAAATAAGATTTCATCGCTTCATCAACTGCTTTACCAACTAAATCTAAATAACATAACCAATATGTTTGAACTGGTGGAGTCCAGGTTGTTAGCTCAACTTCTGTTTTCCATTTTTGTTCAGGTAATTCTTTTATATTATCTAAATGATTTTGAACTGTTGGTTTTAAAAATTTAACAATAAATTTAAATTTCATTTTATCCTTTTCATGTATAGGAACATATTCAGCAATTTTAGTTTGAATTAACTCACTATTAATAACATCATCTAAAGGAATATTTTTTGTTAAAACTTCTTGAACAACTATATGAGCTACTTGACCACCATATAAACCGGCATTAGTTAATTGTCTTGATTCTTTATAATCTATTATGTGTTTTTTAAAAAATCTTATTGAATGTGGATAGGTAGCAGTAGATTTTGATGTATGCTTTAATCCAAAGTTTTTGTAGCAGCTTCCGATAATTTTTAATTGATTTGCCATTAAATAAATAAATAACAAAATCAATATCTATTGTCAACATGTTAATAATAGGTGATAATCAGTCTTTTACCCAATCTGTGTCTTTTGGCATGATGTTGGCGTTTATTTTAGATGAGCAAGATAGCTGAAGATTAGTAACAATATCGCCAACTTTTTTACATGAAACTGTAGAGAAATCCTCAATATTGTACTTGCCATTTGATTGAGGCTTTAAATAACCATAATAAAGGTTGTTGGTTTTCTTTTGCTTAGCGATAGAAAATGAATAATTGGCATCAGAACTTACTCTATGACATTCTTTAAAAATTCTAATAGCTCCTGCTAAAATTCCTCCTCTTATAAAAATAGCCTTATAACCT